CTGAAGTAAAGGGTTCTAGCTTCTTCATAATCGTACATACATTCTTGTGGGTTGTAATCTTGTGTTTTTATTCCATCTGGTGTTATATAAATTACCCTGCATGACCATAAATTTACACCTGGATAGTTTTGATATAACAAAGAAACATATCCACCCATCTGTAACCTATGGTTTTTCTTCTTATAAACCTCTTGTGTTTTAAAATCTGCAAGACATAACATACCTGTATCTTTATGCTGTAGTATCACATCACAACTACCTGCAATATCTCTTTTTCTATCTACCATACGCAGTTCATTAGCTACACAATCCCATGTTTCCCACATTCTGTAGTTAATTAAATGTTCTATCCAATGTGCATAATCTTTTGCATAGGCTAGTGCTAATGTTTTATCTTTTGTTTCGCACCATATTTGTACTGCTTCATGTATAGCTGTACCCCTTATTGCAGCTTTTTCCATTTCTTTACTAACGTATGTATTTTCTTTAATTACTTCAGAAACAGAACGTGCTACATATTTTTTGCGTTTTAAATCGTAATATTTATGGGGTTCTGGTAAAAACTGCAGAAAAGGGTCTTGTACTAAAATATCCTTAATTTTGCTTTTCATATTCCACAGGGTCAAAAGTTATTTTACCTGTAAGTGTATTTTTCCATTTTGGTATGTTTTCTAAACGTAGTGATGGTGTTGCACCAGATTTCGTACGTAGTAACCTTTTCCATTTACCTGTACCTGTTTCTCTTTCATAACCCATAGCAATAAACCAACCAGAAGTAGGTGTATCTAAATCTGACACTTTTAGTAAACCTTTTTTTATCATCTTCTGTAATGTAGCTTTTGCACTATTACCAAATAAACTTTCCATTAGATTAAGTTACCCATTTCATCAAACTGTACAACCTTCTGATTAGGGTGGGGTTTGTTTTCTTCTAAAAAACCAGATGTAGCTGATTTAGCTTTTGTAATCCTTAAAATATGCTCATAATTACTAACCTTTAGACCCTTCCATGTGCCATCTAAAATACCTTGTTCTAATTGATCTTTTAGTACCTGTTCACCATATTTATCTATAAACTTTCTATATTCTGTTATCTGTTGTTTCCATGCCTGTATTGATTTACTACCCTTCTTAACTTTCCAGAAGTCATCTATAAGAGTTTGTAAGTGTTTTAAATCTTCTGGTATTATCTTTTCTTGTTTTTCTTTTTTATTTATTTTTTCTTTTTGTTCTTTTCTTTCTAAACCTTCTTTATCTAATTTATTATCTTTATGTATATATAGTGCCATATTATTTTGTTCTTTGTATTTCTGCAGAATACCTAGAAGTATTAATTCATTTATAAACGCTTGCCTTGACAGGTGAGTTGGCTGTAACTTCTTAATCTTTTCTGTTACGTTGTCATCTATTCGGGTACGTAATGGGGTCATTTTGGGTACGTATTGGGTACTAATAGGGTTCAATATAGACCCTAACTAAACAATGTCAACAACCTATATACTATATATATTGTAAAAAATCTTTACATACGCTATATATATGTTATGGTTAGCACATAAGTCTACCTAATGCAATGTCATGTACATTAGCTGATAAGAATAGACGTAAAAAAATGCTAAGAAGTCAGTTAGCAGGTATTAATGACCCATTTGAACTACTTGCAGAAGTAATAGCAGATAATGAACGATTAAGACAGATTATTAACACCCAGGATTGTCATAAGGGTAAACCATAGCTATACTAAGGCAAATATATTTAGTAAATGACAGAAAACAATTTACTTAACGTCTGGGATAAAGCAGAAACTAATGATATTCCAGAAGGTGCGTTATGGTTTAACCCAAGTGAACCAGAAAAGTTAAGAAATAGAGTTAATGGAAAGTGGGAAGAGTTAGACCCTTTTGAAGATTTAGAAGAAAGAAAAGTAAAAAAGACAGAGAAAGAACAATGAAATCATATTTGTTTAATGATAAGGAAATTGACTTAGTAAAAAGGTCTATTAGTAAATTCTGGACTTATGCATTACAAAAAAAAGATGTTCAACTATGTGACCAACTAGAAAATTTACAAAACAAAATTTATAAAAAAAACTAATGACAAAAGAAATAACAGCAGCTTTATGTAAGTTTATAAAGCAAGTAGGCACAATAGAAGAAAAAGATACTGCACAATATGGTAAGTTTGCTGATTTATCTAGAGTTCTTTCTACTGTTAACCCTGCACTAGCTGCTAATGGTTTAGCTGTTGTACACACAACAAAAGTATTAGAAGGTAAAAATATATTAATAACGAATTTATTACATACATCTGGTGAATCTATTACATCAGAAATGTTATTACCTAATAATACTGGTGGTGGTGGCAATCCCATGCATAAAGAAGGCGGTGCTATAACTTATTGTCGCAGATATTCTTTATTAGCAATATTAGGATTAAATGCAGGTATACCTGATAATGATGGTGATTTTGCTGACCCTGTAATAGACAAAGTAACACCTATAAATAAAAACAAGGCTGTAGGTATGCCACAGATATTAGATAAAGATACAAAAGATTTTTACCTTAAAAAAGTAGGTGAATTAGTTGTAAAGAATAAATCTTTATATATGCAGTTAGCAGATGCCATGTATGTAGAGTTTGGTTTTGACAGAACATCAGGTACATTTAG